GATGAGTTTTCTGGGATCCGTCAGGTTTTATTCAATGAGCTCATTCATACCGTGCATATTGCTATGGATTGTGTTTATTTAGCTAGTGGAGGAAATCCATCGGGAAATCCGTTGACAGTTGTTGTTAATACTTTGGTTAATGAAATGTATTTGCGTTATGCTTGGTTACATTTAGCACCCCCAGAATTAGCGAACTTACCGTGTTACCATGAGTTTGTACGCACAAAAATTTATGGGGATGACAATTTGGTTAGTGTTAAGAAGCAAGCTTTAGAGTTTTATAATATGCATACGGTTAGGGATTTTTTGGGAACTATGGGAATAAAATATGGTGTTGCAGATAAATCTGAATTACAGGGAAATGCGTTTGATCCTATTGTAAATCTGACATTTTTAAAACATTCTTTTGTGCGTATTCCCGAGGTTCTTAACTCTGCGTGGTTTGGGGCTATTGAGTGGAAAACTATCATAGAGTTGTTGTATTGGTCACACAAGAATTTGGTTATGGAGGAAGCGTTATGTGTGAATTCAAATACTGCATTGCGTTTTGCGTTCTTTCATGGACAGGTTAGGTTTGAGTCTTTTGCTAAAGCTTTGAGGCAGGCTTTTAGAAGTGTGGATTTGCCATGTCCTTCCTTGTTCAGTTGGAGAGAGTTGCGAAAGGAATTTTTATCTAATAGTGGTTTCACATCAGATTGGAAGGTGCAGGGTGATCGTTTGATGTGTCAGATTCAGGGGGATCAACAATTAGTTCCAGATGTGAATCTTGGTATTGCATTGGCTGAACAAACGCCACCTACAGTCGAGGTTGCAAATAGAGGATCAATGCTTACTGTTGCCCAAGATGCCCATGCTAGTATGAATGATGTTGCTTGGGGGCTTAAGGAAATGGTTGGTCGTTGGAATTTGGTTGAGTCGTTTGTTTGGTCTGCGAGTGACGGTGATCAGGCCTTGTTATTGAAACATCTTATAATGCCGAATTTGTTAACCACCAATACTATTTCTATCCCGTTTGAGCGTTTTACTTTTTGGCGTGGAAGTGTTAAATTGCGGTTTCAAGTCAATGGAACGCGTTTTCATGCGGGACGTTTGGTTTGTTATTTTGTTCCTCTAACATATAGTGAAACAATTGACACTTGGCATGAAGCGAATAAAGCAGCCCAGACTAGTGTTCAACATATTTTCTTGGATCCTTCTGTTAGTACTATAGCGGAACTTAATATTCCCTTTGTTAATTATAAAAATTATATTAATTTGACATCTGGGGATGCTATCAATATTGATCATTTAGGATATGTGGTTGTTCAGGTTTTTAATCCATTGTTACCAGCTACAGGAGCGTCAACACAGTTGAATGTCTCTTTGTGGGTTTCTTTGCCGGATAGTGAGTTTCATGTTCCAACAACGAACCCTATTACATCTGGTGTTTTTTCTGAGAAGTTTAAGAAGGAGCAGGAAGATTTAGTAGCTCATGGCAACTCGGTTTC